TCTACAATCAATGGTCACTTTTCGTCTAATCGTCAAGTGCATAGTTGTCCGACCGATAGTCAAAGAAATATCTCCGTCACCCTCAATCTCAATCACAGGCTCGCTATAGACAGAGCCTGGATTGTCGATATTGCCACTTGCAGTAAAGACAAGAGGAGCAACATTTTTCTGATAGCGAAAGGGTTGCATGTTCAACTTAAGCTCTAGCTTCCAGGCATGCATCCCATGAGGGCTATAGGTTGCACCGATAAAATCCGCATAAAAGACAGACCCCAACTGGTAGCTAAACTCTAGCACATTGTCCTTAGGCTGAAATTTCTCCACGATAGTAGAAACATCCAGTAACTTAGGAATGTAGAACGAAAAAGTCCGTTCATAACTCTCATAGCCCCCATCTAGCACCCGATAACTTCCGTTGGCTCCGTAGAGGGTAGCATCTTCAGCCACCCTAGGTTTAGCTGCCTCCGCCTGACCAAAATCCGTCACTACGCAGTGAGGGATAGTTGATGTGTTAAAACCATTGATGATCATATAAAACATTAAATTCCCTCCCTAGCGTAAATCGCACCTTGACGTTGGTAGACACTCATTGAAATTTTATCAGCGTCCAGGTAAGTATCTGACGGCTTTTCAAGGATAGCAGTAAGGATCTTCTCCATACTTGCTCTCAGAATCGCTATCTCAGACACGACTTTATTGCTGTCTTTACTGTTTATATCTCCTTGGGCTTGCACCACTATTTTAGCTTGTGCTTCTTCCATCTCACGAAGGAATTTAGCATCACTCGGAATGCCAACTCCTGCAGCATATTTAGGAACACCCATCTCACGCATCAAGCGTTTCGTCTTATCTGCTCGTAAAACTTTAGCTCCTTTAGGGAGAGGAAGCAAGACATCTCTACCTTCAGGAATGAAGCTCCTACCATCTGGAAGAGTGACTAATTCCTTGTAAGTACTATTGCGTTGGTCATTGACCATAGCAAGACCACCAGGATGGTAGTTGGTACCCTGAGCATGCCGACTAGCAAAAATATTGGTAAAGAAATTACCAGTTACACGGTTAATCCAACTCTTAATTCCTGAAAGAACACCAGAAGCGTTATCTTGAGCGTTGATTGTAACCGTTTTGTCTTGAATACTATTAACGCCACTTTTGACCTCACTAACAGTACTGGAAGTGCTATTTTTAGCAAGGATATCTACTGGATTATTTTGCTTAATAGCATTAATAGCCGCACTCGTCTCATTTCTAACACCTGCAGTCTGATCTTTCGCAAGTAAATCAATTGGTTTTTCTTGTTTCGGAGAGTTTACACTCGCTTTTGCACTAGCAACTGCTTCACTAGTTTTGTCAGTAGCATTTAATGATTTAGTATCTGGATTAGATAGATTCCAAGCCATAATTTTATCTATTGACAATTGCCCATTGCTCAAAACATTTGTAGGATCTAGTTTCAAATCTTTTGTAAATGGAGTAGTTGCATTCCAAGTCGTTAGCGTGTCAGTCGAACGAGCAACAGCTTTTCTGAAATTCTCATCCGTAGCCAGCAACTCTTTCTGCTTAGGAGTCAAAGCATCGTAGTTATAGAGAGCTTTGGAAGCCTCCTCAGCCTTATTCATCACATCTGTATTTTCCAAAAGCAGTTGCTTGACTTCCGCAGGCATACTGTTCCAGATTCTAAGATGGTTTTCACTATCAAAGATAGCTTGCAAGCCTGCTTTATTTTGGACAATTAACTGTTTTTCTTCCAGTGTCATTGTTGACCACTTACCAGACTCAACGAGAGCTTCAGCAATCGTTACCCGAGCATTTGAGTTGATATTCGCATTTTTAACAATAAATTGCAATTGCTCCCAACCTTCAGCAGATTGAGTCGCTTCCCCAATTACTTCTTTTACATTGGATTTAATCTCAAAGTTCCCATTCTCATTGATATTCCCAACCAACAAAGACCAAGCGTCGTTTGCTTCTCTCGTTTCCTTGCTCATATCACTAGTATATTTAGCAAGAATACTGTTTGACTCTCCCACTTTTTGAGAAGCTTCTGCAGCTTTTTGGCCAATCACTTCATAAGACAAGCCATATTCTTCCAGAACCCTCTTAGCTTCTTCCCAGTAGTTCCAGCTTTGCCCAGTACGAGCTTTTACCTTAGCGTCAAGATTTTGCATAACCTGGTAATATTTAGTACCCAAAGCTTCCATGGTTTGGGTATGTTCCGTTTCAAGAGTTTGCAGTTTTTTGTTATAAGTCTCTCGATCAATGAGTTTACCTTCAAGCATCTGTTTCAGTTCATCTTTTGATGTTTTATATAACTGATTTTCTTCATCCAGAGCCTTCTTCAAAACATCTCTTGTGTGCTTTAATTGCGTTTCATTTAAACTACCAATCTCTCCATTCAGAGCCTGAAGTGCAGCCTTTTGTTGTTCGCCAGATAATTCCATCATTTCGATTCTAGCTTTTATCATCTCTCTTTGATTATTCAAGATGATTTCTTTTTCTTCTTGAGAAAACTTGCTAGCGTCGCCATTGTGACGTTTGTAGATTTCACTAACCTGATTAGCCATTGCAACGGTATTTGAAACAACTTGGTCATTTCTTGCTTTCATTTTAGCGATTTCTTCATCGCTAATACCCCACTTTTTAGCCAGTTCTTCCATTCTCTGACTAGCTTTTTCAGCACCTGTAGCTACTTCTTCATGAAGTTTTCTAAAAGCCTCAGAAACTTTTTCAGCATCGCCAGCGTGGGTTCCAAAGTTGGCTACTGCTGTGCTGGTATCATCTACAGTTTTTTGGAACGTTCGTAGTTCTCCACGTTGGACATCATCTAAGGTTGAACCAAATTCCTCCGCCTTAATGCGCGCCTCGTCTTTCTTATGTCCTAGATAGACCAATCCTCCAGCTAGTAAAGCAGTACCACCCACAAGCAAACCAATCGGATTTGTCAAAGCCCCAATAGCTCCAGACAAGAGACCAGAACTAGATGCAGCAGCACCAGCTCCTTCCGCTAAAACAGTGGCTTCGCTTCCTACCTTAGCAAGACCGAGACCGCCCTTTAAAAGTCCTCCTAATTTACCGGCATGTTTTATCAAAATACTAAGAGCCGTCGCTCCATTTCCTAGAAAGTTCAATAAAGGATATCCTATAGCCAAAAAACCACCAATACCAACTGCCAAGCTCTGTACGGCTGGAGGAGCCTTACTTAGCCAGTCGATAAATTGGTTCACCTTATCAATCGTAGGAGTTAGTAAGGGTAATAATTTCTGACCAATGTTAATCTGTAGAACTTCCAAACTAGATTTAAAACGTTCCACTCCGTTTTTAGAAGACTTAGATAACTCATTTGCTAAATCCTTGGTATAAGTTGTCGCCCCCTTGGTTTCGTTAGCGAGATTACGCAACGCATCTCCACCTTGGTCAACCAAGATATTCATCGCTGTCTGAGCTTCTGTACCAAATGCTGTAGCAATCAAGGCCGATTTCTGAGCATCTGTCATTCCTTCCGTATTCTTTTTGATACGATCCAAAATATCAGGTAGCTTAATTGCCCCACTACGAAATTCTTCTGCAGAAAAACCTAGTTTTTCCATTGCCTCAGCGTTTTGCTCAGATGGTTTTAGCAGCCTTGTCAAAGCCCCACGCAGAGCCGTACCAGCCTTTTCACCAGCAATACCATTGTTGGACAAAAGACCAACAGCAGCGGCAGTCTCTTCCAAGTCCATACCAACGTTTTTAGCAACGGGACCAACATACTCCATTGCAGCCCCCATATCAGCAAAACCAGCAGCCGTTTTATTGGCGACAAAGGTTAAGCTATTGGTTACTCGCTCTGTATCCTGAGTAGATAGCCCAAATTGTTGCAAAATATTCGTAGTGGCGTTCATTACCGTATTGAAGTCCTCACCAGACGCCTTTGCAGCGTCTAGGATAGCAGGCATGGCTTCGATTGTTTGATTGGCATCAAAACCTTTCTTGATAATTTCTTGCATCCCCTCATTGATAGATGCAGTAGAAATCCCATACTGCTTCGCCCAATTTTTTGAACTTTCTCCCAGCTTTTGTGTGGTACTGTTCAGTTCATCCGCTGTTGGAATGGTATCAGCTAACAGAGATTTAGTTGTATTCATCTGACTTTCAAAGTCAATAGCTTTCTTAGTAGAAAGCGTAAAACCAGCTAATAAAGCAGCAGACACAGGCTTCATTGCATCGCCCATAGCCCGCAATTTTTCTCCACCTTTAGCAAATTTTTCGCTCAAGGCATCCATCTTACCAGACCAACTATTTTCACGCCCTACATCTTGCAAAGCTTTTTCAACACCACGTAACTGGCCTTCCATTGCTGCTAACTTGGCATTCTCACGCTCAATATCAGCAGCAGCCTTATCAAAGTTAGCCGCTCCAGGATCAAGTTTGTCAAAACTTTTCTTCATCTCATCCAAAACTTTACGTTGTGAATCAATGGCTTGTCCTAAAGTCTTGTATTTTGCTTGAAGTAAGCTAGCGTTTTTTTCATTCCCTTTTAAAGTACTATCCAAAGAACGGACATTATTTTGAAAGTACTTTACAGCGTTTTTTGCACCAGTTAGAGTAGGATTGAAATTCGACACGTCCAGCCCTAGCTCGATATACATTGCTCCTAACGGCGTACCGCTTGCCATTTTGTTCTCCTTCCTATCTCCTCAGAGCAAAGAAAAAAGCCCTTACGGACTTTTCATCATTCTTTATAAAAATCATCCATTGCCAGGCTCATAAAAGCCCAGATAAACAAACCAAGAAATAGATAAGCGTAGAGCGGCAAGGAAGCAAAGATAAAGGGTGATAATAAAATCATTCCCAAGGTATCTCCAAAATTTGTACAAATACAATACAAGCCAAAAACAAGATAAAGGACAAAAATGGTAAACCAAAACCAATATCTTCGTCGCGCCTTTTCTTTTCGAGACATATCTTCCACCTCCCTTATATAGCTCTATTATATTCCTAAGCCTTCTATTTGTAAAGTCCTGACTTAGAGACTTTCTAAAAAATCTGCCAAGTCAAGCACTTCTTCTTGTTCACTCGTTTTCATACTTCCAAGAACACCCATCAAGTCCTCCCAGCTCGTATCCATCACATCGCGAATACTCATTCCATAAGGACCCTCTGTAACTTGCTTGATAAAACTATAAAAACGTTGGATAGCTTGCCCAGGTGCTAGCTCTTTTCCTTTGGGGCTACATCACCTACCAAATGAGCATAAATTTCTGTAAAAATAGAAATCACTTTCGCAAAATCTGTGTATTCTAGTAATTGTTCTACTGTCACATCATCAAACAAACTAGCAATAAAGCCCAACTGCTTATCAAGCTTCTCTACCTCAGATAAATCACTTGTCAAGGATTCGTTCATGACCAAATAATCACGATAATCACGAGTTGTAATTTCCTTACTTGTCTTTAGGACATCTTCTCCCTTGTCATTTTTGATTGTAAATTTAACCTTAGCCATATACTTTCCTTTCTAAAAAAGTAAAAGAGAGCTTGCGCCCTCCTTCTACCCCGCAGCAACCATTTTAAGCTGACCTTTGAACTTTTTGAGCTTCTCCTCATCCTTACCGATATATTTGATGTAATATAAACCTTTCGTTTCTGTATCATCACTTGCGATTGCTGCAAAACTCAAGTTATCATCTGGAAGTTCTTCTTGTTTGTCTTTAAGTGTTTCAAGCTCTTCAGTATCCATAGAAAACTGACCCTTGAAAAATCCTACTTGTGCTTGAGTTCCATTTGCAGTCTTAGATTCAAGCATCACTGCACAAAATGGAGAGACTGTTTCAGCACCAATTCCAATAATATCATCCTTGACCTGATGACCCAGAATTTTAGCTAGCACAGTAGAAGGAATATCGACTGCAGTCATTTCCATCTTCACATCCCCAACACCACGATTCGAAACATGGTAAGCAATATCGCTCCCATACGTTTTAACTGGATCACTTGCAAGACCAGAAATTTTAGCAGTACGAGTTGCACCCTCACCAGTTTTACCTTCGATTACGAAAAGGTTTTGTCCGAGCGTTGGAGTAGCATTACCATCCAACACACGAATTGTCATACGTTTAAAACCAACTAATGCCATTTATAGCACCTCTTTCTTTCATTTAGTATTCTTCGTATAGAGCACTCCGACCTTTATAAGTCCGAGCATCCACATAGCGTTTAATATCAGGAATCCATTGTTCCAAACCACCTTCAGTCTGATAAAATCCC